AGAAGTTATCGCCGCGCTTTCAAACAGGGGCATTCCGTTCTTGGAGTCTTTAGGCAAGGTGACTAGCCTTACCAAAGACCTGACGACGTACTATATCTCGACGGACGACGACGGTGAAAGCAAGGGAATGCTGACGCTTGTGCAAGCAGACGGTATCATTCACCACATGCTGAACCATACGTCTACTGTGACGGCTAGGTTTAGCTCTTCAAATCCTAACTTGCAGAACCTGCCCAAAGGCGACAAGTCCGACGTTAAGAGAATGTTCCGGTCTAGGTTTCAGTCTGGAAAGATTATCCAGTCAGACTTCTCTTCTCTCGAAGTGTACATTCAGGCAATTCTAACGAACTGCAAACAGCTTATCGAAGACCTTAAGCAAGGCTTGGATATGCACTGCGTCCGCGTTAGCCAGTCTGAGGGAATACCCTACGAAGAGGCCCTTCGTCTCTGCGTTACTGAGGCTATCAAGGAATGGAAGATCAAGCGCACCAAGGCCAAGATTTTCTCCTTCCAGAGAGCTTACGGCGCAGGTGCCAGCCTTATCGCTGAACAAACCGGAATGTCTCTTGAAGAAGTAGAGGCGCTGATTGCAGCAGAGAACGAGCGCTATCCCGAAATCGAGGCGTTCTACACTAAGCTGACAGAGAAGATCAAGGCGAACTCTATCCCGACGAGCATGTTCGCAAATCATCCGGATATACCGGGCCTCAAGTGCAACTTCCGCAAGTCGTTCTACCGGACGCCAGACAACAAGCTGTACTCTTACAGGGAGCAACCCGCTCCGGAGTTTCTGGCTAGGCGTGGCACGTCTACTTCGTTCTCTCCTACCGAGATCAAGAACTACATCGTTCAAGGCGAAGGCGGAGAATGGGCGAAGGCTGCTATGTGGTTGGCCGTTCGCGCCTTCTACAGTCGGAAGAACTTCGACGGACTAGCCCTGCTAGTCAATCAGGTTCATGACGCCCTTTACGCAGATGCTGATGATAGCGTTGCTATCGAGGCTGCTGCTTTGCTGGAGGCTTGTATGCTGGCAGCATCGGACTTCATGGAGTACTACTTCGCTTGGCCTTGCCCCGTGCCGGTTCCATCTGACACGACTTGGGGGCGAACCATGATGGAAGAAGAGAGAATGCCGGAAGGCTTTAGGCCCAAGGTCGCTGCTTACAGGCAGCAACTTAGGGCGGAATACATGGCTGGGTACGTGCCATCCTTCGACGTACCTTCAATCAAGGATAAGTGATATGTACGACATTCAAGCAGCAATCGCACAAGCCGCCGCTCAAGGCCCTAACATGGCCGAAGGGCAGAAGATGGGTAGCGGGGAATTCGCGCCTCCCGCCGAAGGGTGGGGCTACTGCCGCCTCATTAAGTACATTGAACTCGGCGTTCACACCGAAGAATTCAAGGGCCAGCCTAAGAAGCGTGAGAAGGTCTATCTCGCTTGGGAACTTAGCGGTCCTCAGCATCCCGTGAAAGAAGACGGTACGCCGCATGTCATCGGCTTCACTGAGACGCTCAGCCTTGTGGATAAGGCAAACTTCTTCAAGCTGTTTAGCAGACTGAACTACGATAAGACCTGCACGCACTTCGCCCAACTTCTCGGTAAGCCCTTCCGCTGCCGCGTTGTGCACAAGGTTGTAGGAGAGGGCGACAACCAGCGGAAGTATGCGAACCTGCGGGATGACGCGGGCTACACCATCGTTCCTCCCTTTGTGGAAGTCTTCGACGAAGCCACCGGCGCTGTTTCCAGCAAGCTGGTTACTGTCCCGGAGGCCAAGACGCCGCTGCAATGCTTCCTCTGGAACTTTGCGACGAAGGAGATGTGGGATAGCATCTTCATTGACGGTCATTGGGAAGCTAAGACCAACGACAAGGGCGAGGAAATCTCCCCGCCTAAGTCTAAGAACTATTTCCAGAACCGGATCAAGTCTGCGGATAACTTCGCTGGCTCCGTGATTGCGGAACTCCTGTTCGCTGGAGGTACTCCCGACGTTCCTGAGGCGGAAGCTCCTGCCCGGGTTGCGGCGGTCGCGCAGGCCGCACAGGACGCCAAGGTCGGCGCTGCTGCCGACCCGCTGATGGAAGAGTACTGATCGTAGGGCGGGACTTCGGTCCCGCTCTCCTTCTAAGGAGACACTATGGAATACGATTTCAGAGCGGCTATCGAGGCCGCTGCTAACGAGGCACCACAGCTTCGAGAAGCTCCTGTTATGGTACCCGGCTTGACGCTTCATGTGGACGGCGATTACCTCGCCTACTTCGCTAGCGGCAACGACGAGACAACCCAAGGTCAAGCCCGAACTAACGCCGTGAACCTTCTAGAAGCCGCTCGGGTGGCTGCTGGTGCAGAGCACATCGTTGTGCACAACACGGCGAAGGGATGCAACAAGGGCGAGAGGTACCTTATCGCTACAGTCAAGCCCTATCAGGCCAACCGCAAGAGCGGTGTCAAACCTAGGAACCATAGCTTCCTCCAAGATTGGCTCATGGAGTACGAGGGTGCCGGCTTCAAGGTTAAGAACTGGCTGACCCGAGAAGCTGACGACGGTATGGCCGCTTGTCTGCATCATGCCATTGGAACACCCCAAGGGTATGCCGCAATCTTTACTGCGGATAAAGACCTTAGGATGATCCCGGGGCTGCATGTTATCTGGAAGCATGTTAACGGCTTTCGAGAAACAGTGCGGGTATCTCCCGGGTGCTTCGAGCGGATCGGACCAGGCGGTAAGATGTATGGTACTAAGTTCTTCTGGCTTCAAATGCTAATGGGAGACACTGCCGATAACTGCCCGGGCCTTGAGGGTCACGTAGTCCTCAACGCCAAGAAGGAAGAGTACTTCAAGCCGATGGGCGAGAAGACGGCAGAGGCGTACCTTAAGGACTGTAAGACCAACGATGACGCCTACGAGGTAGTGTCCGCATTATATCGCAAGTACTACGACCGAAAGGGTGGTAATTGGGCTGACCGCTTTTGCGAGCAGGCAGCACTACTGTGGATGCGGTGCGATGCAAAGGCGCACATACTGGACTTCGCCAATCATAGTGGCCATTCGCGGATAAGCGGAAGGTTCTGCGATGAACTCCTGTCGGCGGTGGCTCGCCTTGAAAAACGAGTAACGGATGAACGCACCAAGATTAACTCATTCTCAGATAGCTGAGGTTCGCAACGCGCAGATCGCGGCACAGGGCGGCAAATGCGCTCTCTGCCAGCTTCCCGGCGTTGCTAAGGACCCCGTGCTGGACCATCACCACGGGACAGGCGCTGTTCGCGGGACGCTTCACCGCTCTTGCAACGCGCTTCTCGGGAAGGTTGAGAACAACGCCCCTCGCTTCGGAGTTACCAATCTCCAAGCGTTCGGGCATGGATTGGCGCAGTATCTCGCCAAGCATTCCACTAACATCACCGGACTGACGCATCCGACCTACAAGACTGAGGACGAGAAGCGTATCGCGCGTAACACTAAGGCGCGTAAGGTTCGCGCTGAAAAGAAGAAAGGCTGACTGTCATAGAAAAGTTGAAGCCAAGCCCGTTTACCCCGGAAGAACTTAAGGAAGCGGTAAACGAGCACGGCACTATCACCAAAGCGGCCTCTGCCCTTAGCGCACGCGGTCGCGGCAAGGTGACGACACAACTCCTGCGCGAGTGGGTCAGTCGCCTTGACGAAACAGACTTCGGCGGCTTCGACCGCGCCCGGGAACTACAGCGTTCTCGAAACGCTATGAGCGAGAACAACCGGCTTCGCGCCGATATCCGCGCTCTTGTAGACCGGCTTGGGACTAAGCAGGCTTTCTTCGATACCGTCGAGCGTATGGTGGCCGAACTTCCCGAACGGCCCCCGTGGGACTTCAAGAAGTTCATCGGCGCTCAAGTCGGTACTCCGATGACTGTAGAGCTTCTGTTCTCTGATTTACAGATCGGAAAGCTTTGCCCCGGGTACAACACCCTGATTGCCCGTAAGCGTATGTTTGAATACGGACGTGCTGCCCTGTTTCAGATCGAGCAGAAGATGGCCGTTGGCTACCGGGTTGAGCGCATTGTTCTCGGTATCATCGGGGACATTATCGAGAGCGACAAGAAGCACAAGAATTCTGCCCGGGCTACGGACACGGGAACCGCAGAACAGATTTGGGACGCTGCTTCTGGCTTGTTTGAGTTTGTGGTTGAGCCTCTTGCACGTCTCGGAATTCAACTGGACGTCATCGCTGTAACCGGCAATCACGATTGGGACGATCATGGTCTCAATATGTTTGAGCCCGGTAAGCAGCAACTGTCGTACCCGCTCTACAAGTTCTTAGAGCTTGTGACAAAGCGGGCTGGGTACTACAACGTGACCTTCGACATTCCGAATGGTAGCTACACTACTGCCGAAATCTACGGGCAGACTATCCTGTACGAGCACGGTGTTGGCGTTGCTGCTAACGAGGCTGCTATGAAGGCGCACAAGATTAAGCGCGCCGAACAAGAGAAGACGCATATCACGTATTTCCGAATGGGTGATAAGCATAACGTCTGCTCTTTCAACAGCGGCACCTTCGTGGTCAACGGGGCTTTCTTCGGCGCAACTAAGGGCGGTGTCGAGTACAGCGGAATTGCTGGATACGATAGCGTACCTGCGCAATGGATGGGCTTCCATGTCAAGCGGGAAGATGATCGGCTCTCGCTGTACGATACCTTCACGATCCAGCTTGGACACATTGGAGAATAAGAATGGGCGGCAGTATCTCGTCTGGGGCAGCTAAGGCAATCAGCTTGTCGGGGCGGTCTTGCCTTAATTGTCGGCATAAGGCTTCCGCCAAGGTGTGCGGAGGGTGTGCGGAGTTCTTCTCGCCTTGGGGAGTCCCCAGCTACAGCAAGTGGGAACCGGAGCTTCCTTCTTTGGAAAGCCGTGACGAAGGCACTCCACGACCAAAAACCGAAGTCCCGACGCGCGGGCTTAGGTACAACAAAGGGAAGAGGCGTTTCGACTTGATCCCTCCGGACTCTCTGGCCGTGCTTGCGGATGTGCTCACGGTTGGTTCCGAGAAGTATGCAGAGCGGAATTGGGAAGCCGGTATGCCTTATAAGGATGCTCTTGGGTCCCTTGAGCGGCACCTTCAAGCTTGGAAGGCTGGCGAAGACAACGACCCGGAAAGCGGTCTGCCGCATCTGGCGCACGTCATGTGCAACGCGATGTTCATTCTGACTTGGCAGCTTCGTAATATCGGAGAAGACGACCGGGTTAAGGTAAGAATGCCAGATGCTCCTTCTCGCAGCAGCTAGCTTCGTTCAGGTGTTCATGCTAGGCTTTCAAAGCCGATGCGTGAACGCCGGGAACTACCTATACGCCTTCGGCTGCTCCACAGCTATAGGCTTCTCACAAGTGCTTGTTTGGAAGCACGTCATGGAAGACACTCAATCCCTGCTCGCTACTGCGGTTTACGCGCTTAGCGGGGCCTGCGCAATTTGCTGTGCGATATACGTACACAAGCGCGTTCACAAGGAAAAGAAGCATGACTGACACACCGGCCCATATCCCGGCTAAAGCCACTAAGCCTCCTGTAGAAACTCCCCCGTCCGCTGAGGCGGGGCAAATTGTGATCCAGACCCGCCAGCACATTCATTGGCAACTCGGGTATGACGAAGCGTTGATCGAGGGTATCAAGGATGTGTTCCCTGATGCCAGCGATGACTTCCAAGCCAGCTTGTTCGCCCTTATCTGCGAACAGTCGGACTTTGACGCTAAGTCCGTGCAGAAGGCTATCGACGCCGCCAATGGCTGAGTACATCGTCCAGAAAGCAGTCGAGATTAATAAGGTAGTTAAGTCTCGTCGCCTTCGCCTTGAAGACATGGCGGTTATGTACGAGGCTCAGCCTAAGTACGACGGATGCTGTGCTGTGATACGTGTGGACTCCGGAGAGGCATTCTCTCGTACCGGAGAGCCCAACAAAGCTCTAGGTGGGATCATACGCGAGTTGCGTACTTTCCCTCAGCTTGCCGGCACGGTGGTTATCGGAGAGGCTTGGCACCCCGACCTGCCCTTTAACGAGATCAGCGGGGCGTTCCGGAGGTTCACTGAGAGCAACAGCCTTATCCTCGTCATCCATGACGTGATCCCGGAGGCAGAGTTCCACAGGGGCTTCGACGCCACCCCCTACAGGGTCCGTATGGGCCTCACACGCGGCGTTCGTTCTCCCCGGGTACATGTGACTGCCCGGATCAATCCGGGCGACTACGGGGACCCTCAGACCGCCTGCAATGAGCTCCTCCTACGAGGGGGGTTTGACGGCCTGATCCTCCGGGACCCTGAGGGGACTTGGACGCGCGGGAGCGGGACCACCGGAGAGATCATCAAGATCAAGCGGAAGCTGTCCTTCGACCTGCGGGTTGTAGGGACTTGGCCCGGAGAGGGCAAGCATGAAGGCCGGATAGGCTCTCTCATTGTGGACTTCCGTGGGAAGACCCTCAGGGTTGGAACCGGCCTGTCAGACGCTGATAGGGAACTTGACGATTGGGTCGGACAGATCGTCGAAGTTGAAGCTATGGACTACAGTTCAGACGGCCTGCTTAGAGAGCCTCGATTGAAGGGCCGCAGGTACGACAAACTCGAACCAGACACGTAAGGAGCAACGTGCTTACACAAGTAGAACTAGAACAGCAGATGTATGCTTTTGGTCGCTCTCGCGCTGAGAGGATGATGACCAGAAATGAGGAAGGCGGTAGGGCGAACAACAACCCTTACGCCCAAGCCATCTACAGGCGTTTCGTTCTGCCGTTGTCAGAGCTTGTCCGTGAGGATATCGCTGTCAAAAAGGCGGGTCGCCGTAAGGCACACGCAGTTCTGCTTGAAGCCCTTGACCCGGAGGCGGTCGCGTATCTCGCTGTCAGGAACACTCTGAACCTGATGATGAATGATCGTGACCCGCCTGCGGCTCGCAAGGTCGCAACAGCGGTTGGGAAGGCGTGCTATCACGAACTTCTCCTAGGACTATTCGAGCAGGCGGACCCCGCTCTTTTCCATACGCTTGTCAATGACCTTGGCAGGCGGATGTCTAAGTCAGAGCGGCACCGCATGACCGTCTTTAAGATGCAGGCTAAAGAGAACGGAGTACCCTTCCCTGAATGGGGGCCGGGTGGCGTCGATCAAGTCGGCGGTTATCTGCTGGACCAGCTAGAGCAGCTAGGCATGGTAGAGACTAGGCAGGATGCTGTGCCGGGGCGAAATGGCCGGGCTGACCAAGTCAGGCAGACAATCCACATCCGTCTGACGGAGGAACTAACGGACCTTATCGGACAGATCAAGGGGCATATCGTCGAGACTACTCCCTACTACCTTCCCTGTGTAGAGCCGCCTAAAGACTGGGTCTCTATCAGCGACGGAGGCTTTCACACAAAAGCCATGCGCCGTATGCAACCGTTCGCTGTCCGTAGCTACGGCGAGAGGGACAGTTTCTATGAAGCGGACATGACTAAGCCGCTTGGAGCAATCAACGCGCTACAGCGGGTAGCTTGGAAGATTAACGGCCCGATGCTGGACGCTATCAGGCAGGTAGCCAAGCACTTCGACATGGAAGAAATCCTGTCTCAAGCCGAGTTCCCCGCGCCTGATAAGCCGTCTTGGCTTCTTGGGGACATGACCCGCGACGATATGTCGCCGGGGCAGCTAGAAGAGTTTATCCACTGGAAGAAGGCTAAGGCCGAGTGGTTCACTCAGATGAAGCTTAGAGGCACCAAGTACGGAAGGTTCTACACAGCGACCACAGTGGCAGATAAGTTCAGGGATTTCCCTGCTATCTACTTCGTGTACTTTGCTGACTTCCGGGGACGTCTCTACGCGCAGACTACGGGAGTGTCTCCCCAAGGGTCTGATATGCAGAAGGCTCTCTTGCACTTCTCCGTGGGTAAGCCCTTAGACACTGTCGAGGCTGAACGGTGGTTCTGCATTCATGGTGCTAACAAGTGGGGATACGACAAGGTTAGCCTTGATGACCGGGTTAAGTGGGTACATGACCGCCGGGACCTGCTTGTGCAGTTCGGCACAGACCCAATAACCTATCAGGGTTGGACAGAGGCGGACTGCCCTTTGCAGTTCCTTGCTTGGTGCATGGAGTACGCGGAGTGGGTGACTAACCCGCATACCTTCGAGAGCAGAATTCCCATCGGTATGGACGGCTCTTGCAACGGTCTGCAAAACTTCTCAGCCATGCTTCGGGACGAGGTTGGCGGCAAGGCGACGAACCTTGTTCCAGCTAGCAAGCCGAATGACATCTACCAGATGGTAGCTGATGTCACATCTCTAAGGCTTAGGCAGGCCGCACCTGATGAAGCTGGCTTTAGGGACAGGTGGCTTGCTCACGGCATTAACCGGAAGCTGGTGAAGCGTTCCGTAATGACCTTGCCGTACGGATCAACTCGGTTCTCTTGCGCGGACTTTATCGTAGGAGACTATCTCAAGATGGGGTCCGCCCCGCAGTTTGAGAAAGAGGAGTACAGCCGCGCGGCACAGTACCTTTCGCACTTTGTGTGGGATAGCATCGGGGACGTAGTAGTTAAGGCCCGAGCGGCTATGACTTGGCTACAAGCGTCTGCCCGCACTATCATCAGGAATGGGACTGAGGTTATACGCTGGACGGTACCTTCGGGCTTTCCAGTAAGCCAAGCGTACAGCGAGCAGGCAAGCCACCGCATTAGGACCAACCTGTGCGGTAACGCCTTCCTTCGGATTAATGTGGATACGGACACGCCAGACGCGAACCGTCACAAGAACGGTGTGGCTCCTAACTTCATCCACTCTTACGACGCCAGTCATCTAACTCTAGTGACTGTAGCGGCTGCTGCTGAGGGAATGTCCCTCGCTATGATCCATGACGACTACGGAACCCATGCCGCAGATGCAGCTAGGCTCTATCAGTTGATACGAGAAATCTTCGTGGATATGTACGAGAGCTTCGATCCCCTTAGCGATTTTGCTGCGCTCTACGATCTGCCTACTCCGCCGGAGCGGGGTGATCTAGACCTAAGGTCGGTTATGGACAGTCCCTACTTCTTCTCATAGGAGTAGGGGCTTCCTGCATTTTGATACCATCGGGCACAGGAGCATCTATTGCCAGAAGATACCCAAACTAGATTGGTAAGACTAACTCCAGAAGTATATAAACTTCTAGAACAACAATCAGAAGCTCTATGTAAACCAGTTCCATCTACAGAATTAGAAGCAGGCTTCGCTCTAGGAGTACAGCACGTCCTGAGGCTAGTCCGAAGAGGATTAGTAGTTGATCCGTAAAATAACAAGACAAGACTACTATCTAATTAAGGTAGTGATGACAAAGCATCTACGAAAGATGCGGTCTTGGCCAGATCATAAAGCTTGGTTCAAATTCATAGATATTGATACGTGCTTAGATAGCATCTACGCAAGCGATAACGCTTACATCGTTGATGATGCATTCTTGGTCGTATATGAATTAGTCACCCCTTGGTATGCCAAAGAGGATGTAGTGCTTCTTAACGAAGTCATAATCCTTAGGCTGGTACCCGGCGGTGACTTCAAGAACGTCGCTTCGTTTTTAGAACGCAAGCGCGAGGAGGCGGGCGCGAAGCTCGTGTGCGTCGGAACGGCGCTGACGCGGACTGATGCCGCGCTCGCCTCTGTTTATCACAAGTTGGGTTTTAAGACAGAGACTATCATCCTAGTTCAAGACCCAGCACTAACCTAACACAGGAAGACCAATAATGGGAAACCTTTTTGGTGGGAAGAAGGCGGCCAAGCAACAAGCCGCAGCTACTAAGGCAGCGGCGGATCAAACTGCTGCCGCTACAGCGGCTGCTGCCGAAGAAACTCGTAAGGCTGCCGAACTTACCGCTGCTGCTACTAGGGACGCTGCTGCCCAAGCTGCTGCCGCTGCTGAAAGGCAGGCCGCACAGATTGCAGAGAATGCTCGTGTCGCCCAAGAGTCCGCAAGGCGTCAGGAAGCGCAGTACGCAGAAAACATGCGCCTTACGCAAGAGGCGGCTGCAAACCAGAATGCTCTGATTGCTGAGAATGGTAGGCGTGCTGACGAAGCGAGTGCTAAGCAGTTCGCTTACATGGAGCAACAAAGTCTCGCTGCAAAAGAGAGTGCTAACAAGCAAGCGCAGGATCAACGCGATGCTGCCCAAGCTAGCCAACAAGCGCGTGAAATGGAGATTGGCCGGCAAGCCGCTCTAGCTAAGGCGCAAGAGATGACAGAGCAGAAGAAGCAGGATAGCGTTGAAGTTACCCTTGCTTCGGACACTAAGGATCAAGCTGAGATCGACCCGGAGACAGGCAGGCGCAGGCCCGTCCGTGCTTCGTTTATGTCGAACAGTACGTCTACATCGGGAATTACCCTCTAAGGAGTACAAATGGCCTATGCAGGAGATGCCTCAGGCCGCTGGCTCCAAATGGAGGGTAAGCGGTGTGGGTTCATGAACCGCTGTGAGAAGTACGCGGCTTTCACTATTCCGAAGCTGCTGCCACACGAGAGCTACGACCAGAACCATCACGAGTTGTCTCACGACTTTCAAGCGGTAGGCGCACAGGCGGTAAACCATCTTGCTAACAAGATCATGCTGGCGCTGTTTGCTCCTAGTAGGCCGTTCTTCCGTCTAGACGCTGACGCTGAACTAGAGGCCACATTGACGGCCCTAGGAGTAGGCAAGTCAGAGATGGTTGAAATGCTGGCTATGGGCGAGAAGAAGGCCATTGCAGAACTTGATCGGATGTCAATTCGACCTAAGCTCTATGAGGCGGTAAAGCACCTGATCGTCACGGGTAATGCTCTTCTTATTCTTGAGCCCGAAGGGGCACGGGTTGTCGGCCTTAGGAACTACTGCGTCCGCCGTTCTATGAGCGGCGCTATCTTGGAAATTCTCCAAGCCGACAAGGTTATGTTCGACGAACTCGACCCGGAAGTACAAGCGGTCTGCTCTAAGTGGGTTGGCGGTGTGTACAAGAACAACGAGGATCGTGAAGTCTGTCTCTATCGTTGGATCAAGCGAGACGCCAATGGCGACTATCGAATGACCCAATGGGTAGACCAGCACCAACTGCCTGCTGAATTCAACGGCAGGTGGCCTGAGGATCAACTTCCGTTTCGCGTTCTCACATGGGACTTGTCCGATGACGCCGACTACGGCACAGGGCTAGTCGAGGATTACCAAGGCGACTTTGCCGGTCTGTCCATGCTCTCAAAAGCACAGGTTATGGGAGCCATCCTCTCTTCGGAATTCCGTTGGCTCGTAAATCCCGGTGGGATGACAAGGCCGGAAGATTTCCGGGACAGTGAGAATGGTGCGGCTATCCCCGGGCAAGACGGTGACGTTACGATTATCCAGTCCAACAAAAGTGGCGACCTTCAAATCGTCATGTCCGTTGGGCAGGAGTACATCACTCGTATTGGTAGGGGGTTCCTGCTAGGGTCCGCTGTGACCCGAGACGCAGAGCGTGTTACTGCCGAAGAAATCCGTATGCAGGCTACAGAGTTGGAAACTTCTCTCGGCGGCGCGTATTCTCGGCTGGCGGTAGACTTCCAAATACCTATGGCCTACTGGCTAATGGATAAGGTCGGTTTTAAGCTTGGCGAAAGTCGGGTCCGACCCTCAATCGTAACGGGCCTAGATGCCCTATCTAGAACCGGCGACCTAGAAGACCTTAAACTCTGGTTGGCTGACATGGCCGGGCTGCAATCAATGCCGCCCGAACTTCTTGGTGTTCTCAATCTTGACGCTGTTGCTAAGGCTTTCGCCGCCGCACGTCGGATTAACACCGGGGAATTCATGAAGACACCGGAGCAGATCGAAGCCGAACGTCGCGCTGCAATCGAGCAGCAGACAATGGCGCTAGCCCAAGAACAGGGCGTACAGATCGCAGGCGAGGTTGCTAAGACACAAGCACAAGGAGTTCCAGCTTGACGGACGCCGTTTCCGAAAGCGCACTACAAACCGCAAGTGAGCAGCTTCAAGACGCTGCCACTAATCCCACGCAGGACAATCCCGGACAACTGATCGTTGAGCCGAAGTCCAAAGTGGACGAAGCCGCCGCTGCTGCTAAGGCTGCTGCGGAAGGCGAACAGAAGCAGGGAGAAACTCCCGTTTACGAGTTTGAGCCTACCGGAGACCCGGGCCTTGATTTGGCTCTGGACTTCGTAGGCAAGCTCGGTATTGACGAAACTAACCCGGCCTTCGCTGCTGCCATCAATGGGGACTTCTCCCTGCTGGATGCGCTGCTGTCGAGTATGGGCGATAAGGCCCGGGGCTACGAGAAGTTCATCGCTCTGGCCGAAAAGGCGTATAAGGAAAGCCAAGCGGCGGACCTAGCCTCTAAACAAGCCATTGCCTCCGCCGTTCATACTGCGGTGGGAGGGGAAGCCCAGTGGACTGCTATTCAGGAGTGGGCTCGTACTCAGGCAACCCCTGAGGAGAAGCAGCAACTCAACGCTATGCTAACCTCCGGACCTATTCAGGCCCGCGCGGCGGCTATGCTGATTGCTGCCCAATACGAGAAGGCTGGCGGCGTTGTCGTCAACCCCACGTCTGCCACTTCGCGTTACGGCGCGAGTGCTAACGGGAGCCCCGCTCCTCAAGCCCCGCTGACACGACGGGAAGCTGTTGCAGAAGTCAATAAGCTCGCCCGCCGTATCGGCTCCGACAATCTAAACAACTCGCCAGAGTACAAGGCCATCTGGTCTAGGGTCCGGCGCTAAATACAAGGACGCTAAATGCCTCTTTTTGACGACGCCGGCAATATTCCGGCTGCCCAGATCACCAACCCGGCTCGTACCGTTGGTGATGCTGCGGGCACTATGAACCAGATCATCGCTGAATACGGCGGTCATGTGGAACACACTATCGAGCGCCGCTCGGTTCTTCAAGGTTGGGTCCCTCTGCGGCCTGTTCGGGGTACTAACACTATCCAGAACTACGCCGTTGGTGAAGTGTCTCTCCAGAAGGTTATCCCCGGACAAGCTCCGGACGCCACCGTTGCGGAATTCTCCAAGGCGAACCTCGTTATCGACACCCTGATTAACGCGCGGAACACCATGGCTCTGCTGGAAACTTTCCAGACCAGCTACGATGCGCGTAAGGAAGTCGGTATCGAACACGGTCGCCGGATCAGCAAGTTCTTCGACCAAGCCCTGTTCATTCAGGCGGCGAAGGCTTCCCAACTCGCGCACTCCAAGTTCAACAACGGTCAAGCGGGTAAGCCTGCCGGCCACTTTGGCGGTAACGTCGTCACTCTCGGTAACGCGGGTGATCGTCAGGACCCGGCGAAGCTCTATAAGGCTATCCGTGACCTTTGCGTTCTCTTTGAGAACAAGGACGTCGTCCCGGCCCAAGACGACCTGATCCTCGCCGTTCGTCCCGAGCAGTTCTATGCTCTGGCTGACGCCGACCAGATCGTCAACGGAAACTTCCGGACTTCGGACGGTAACGACATGACCGGTGTGCCTATCTACAAGGCGCTCGGCGTTCCCGTTATCTCCAGCGTGAACATCCCGAACACGAACATCACCGCTCACGAACTTTCTACCACGGGTAACGGTAACGCCTACAATGGCGACTTCACCAAGCTTGTCGGACTGATGTTCTCGGCGCGGGCTCTGCTGGCGGGTGAAACCATCCCGCTGACTTCGGACGTGTTCTACGACAAGAACTACAAGATGTGGTTCGTTGACAGCCATCTGGCGTTTGGCGCTACCGCCAACCGTGCAGAGTACGCGGGCTCGATCTGGATCCCGTAATACTAGTATGCCCCTACCTACTTAATTGTGGGTAGGGGTTTCTTTCGTTATAAGGAGCCACAATGGCGTTTCTAACAGAGCTTGACGTTATCAACGACATGCTCGCTACCCTTGGCGAGAGCCCCCTCAACGCTATCGAAGACGATCATCCTATGGTCGCTGCTGGCGTTCGCTTCCTCAAGGTCGCCTCGTGGCGCGAGCAGGCTAAGGGCTGGTGGTTTAATAAGGAGATTGTAACGCTGTCTCCTGACGACGACGGGTACATTCTCACACCTGCGGATGCAATCAGCGTTGACCCCCTCAAGCCAGAAAATCTTTTTGTACAGCGCGGCAGGCGCTTGTACAACACCGAGAATTCAAGCTACAAGTTTACTCAGGAAGTTAAGTGCGCTGTTACTAGGTCTATCCCATTCGAGGACCTTCCGCCTAGCGCTGCTTCTTACATCGCGCAATGCGCGGTGATGGAGTTCCAGATTAGCTACGATGCTGACGGTCAAAAGACCCGGCTTATCGAGAGGAATGTCCGAGAGGCCCTCGCTGCTCTCAACACGGAACATATCCGCAATCAACAAGTAAACCTCCTTTATCGCCCTTCCGTACAGTACGAGATGGCGAGGATGGGTTTCTTCAACCGCAACTATAGTCGAACCTAAAGGAGCAGACCATGGCGAAAGTCTCAGGCTCTTATGCCAGCGTCGTGCGAGGCGTTTCGGAGCAGGTGCCGCAGGACAGACGCCCGGGGCAGCACTTCGAGCAAGTCAACATGATCTCTGACCCTGTGCGCGGGCTGGCCCGTAGGCACGGGTCTATTCTACAAGACGAGAAAGTCGTAGCCAGTTACGTCGAAGCTACACATAACAAGTGGCTGGAAGATACGGCTAGGCACAAGGTGTTCACTTTCTTTGTGGGTGGGGTAGAGTACGACATCGTCTATAGGTCTAAGCCAGACACGGGTTCATTGGGACAGGATGCATTTGCTTGGGCCTTCAATAAGGACACTAGGAAGATCGTACCAGTTGTCCTAGGATCGGACCCGCTTGTGGCTAGCCTTGTCTCTGGTGGCGTCTCCGCTATTGTCAACGTGGGCAAGTACCTGTTTATAGCAGGTAACACGGTGGTTCCGTCTTACGCTGCTGTTGATAAGTGGGCGGAAGTTTCTAACACCAGAAAAATGGTCGTGTGGTTTCGTGGCGGGGCGTACTCTAGGAATTTCACAGTAACCCTGACGCACACGAACGGTACTAAGATAAGCAAGAGCTACAAGACGGTTTCGTCTTCGTATCAGACTTTGCTGTCAACTTCTGACATCTCGTCGAGTGACCCCGAATACCAGAAAAAGGTAAATGACAGGGTCAATGCCTACAATGCGGAAGTTAACAAGTGGATCGGCACAGCCGCCGCAGATATCACTCCTGAGAACATCGCTGAAAAGCTGAGAGCTTTATTCGCTGCGGAAGGAGTTGCTTGCTCTGTAGTAGCAGGCACCTTGTGTTTCGATGATCTTAACTACAAGGAAGTGTCCGTTGATGACGGCGGGGATGGATCGCTGGCGAGAGCCGTTGGCGGGCAAGTGGCCAACATTGATCTTGTTTCTGGCGTGCACTACCCGGGAAAGATTGTTAGAGTTAGGCCGAAGAAGAACAACGGCAAAGACGCCTTGTATCTTATGGCGGTAGCTAAGGACAATTCTTCTAATTGGACAGAAGTAACTTGGAAGGAAGTCGCCGGGTACGAGATGACGCCTCAGGCTGTGTTCGGTATCGGAACAGTCAAGAACGAGACCTTGTATATCGGTGGTACGTCAGCCTCGCTGACATCGCTTACGGGCGACCCTACTCCGCAGTTCAAGGTGAACGAAGTTGGCGATGACATCACTTCCCCGCTTCCGTACTTCATGGGTAAAAAAATAGATTACCTAGGCTTGTTCCAAGACCGGCTAGTTGTCGGATCAGGCGCTGTGCTGTTCTTCTCTAGACCCGGAGACTACTTCAACTGGTTTAAGTCCTCAGTGCTGTCAGTGGCAGATGATGACCCGGTTGAACTGTACGCCCTTGGCTCTGAGGATGACACCATTAAGACGTCAACGACGTATGACCGTAACCTTTTGTTGTTTGGACGGCGCAAGCAGTACACAGTGAACGGTAGGTCTCCGTTGTCTCCTAAGTCCGCCTCTATCGTTGTTATCTCATCTCACGAGGACGCGGTAGACGCAGACCCGATCAACTCAGGAAACTTCGTCTTCTACTCCAAGACACGTTCTGGAGTTACCTCCGTCCATCAAATCCAAATGGGTTCTCTAGCTGACAGTCCAGAGAGCTTCAACATCAGCCAGCAACTCGACCTGTACATTCAGGGTGAGCCTGTTGAACTGGTGGCTGTGACCGCGCCTAATGCTATCCTACTCAGAACTACCGCTGCTAGAAACAACCTGTACACTTACGCTTATCTAGACACCGCGACTGGTGCAGAGCGTCTGTTTGACAGTTGGTCTAAGTGGGAGTGGGATATACGCTTGGGCAGCATAGTCGGATTATCCAGACACGACGGGGACGTTCTGGTCTATCTTCTCAGAACAGGAAAAGATAAGGACGGAAACGAAAAAGTTTGGTTCGCTTGTGACAGGTTCGTTCTGGATACTACTCTCAGTAGTTACCCGTACGCTGACAGCCTCAGGCCAACGTCAACAGTTCTGTCTCCTAGCCCTGATAGCTTCATGAACCCGTCGTCACAACTAGGCGACGTTATGTATTTTGTCCACGGTAAGGACCAAGGAAACAAGGCTTTCTTAGGAACCGACCTAGATCACATAACCGAGTTCATTGAGCAGTACCCTATGTCTCCAGTGCAAACATGGACCGGGGTTCGCTATAACGCTTTCGTTACTCCTACCAACCCGTATATGCGGGACAACAACGGAAACGCTATTGTTATCGGAAGGCTGACGCTTAGTCGCTTGTCGATTTCTATAGCGGAGAGTGGCGGCGTTAAAGTCGAGGTACACACACCTGCTGGGACTAACACAGCAGTTGACTTCTCGGGACGTATTCTCGGTAGGGCGTCTAACAAGGTTGGACAGGCTCCTATTGTGACTACCGTTGTTCCTGCTACGATAGGAAAGGAAGTCAGAGAATGTACCTACACTGTCAGAGCTAGAAATTTCCAACCGCTGACAATAACTTCTATTGAGTGGACGGGACAGTACTTTAACAATTCGAGAAGGGTGTAACTCATGGGTAGTGCTTTCCGTATTCTCAATGCGGGCAACGAGCACATCGTCAAGCAGTCGCAGATTGACGCGGCGCGGGTTGTACAGAAAGCTAGGAACGCGGCTCAGTTGAGCCTTGTCGAGAGCAAGAAGATTGTGCAGGCTGCTAACAACGCGGCTTCACAATCTTTTGCTACTGCTAGAAGGCAAGTTCAGAGCGCAAATAACTCTGCGGAAGAAGTCCTGTACGGGTCTAATGTGCGCTTGCAGAACGCGAGTAACGCTTTATCAGCAACCGTCACTTCTTCCCGGCGTCAGATACAGGCTACCAGTAACTCGGTAGCCCGGGCGCAGATGAAGAGCAAGCTGGCCATTCAGGCTAAGTTTAACGACGAGGCTATACAAGTAGCCGAAGCTCGTAAGGTTCTACAGGCCGCTCGCAATGAGCGGGCGGCTGTGGAAACCGATGTTGCCAACTGGACGGTGTCTCTCCGAAACAAGCAGCGCACTGACGCTATGGGTAAGCAGGTTAATGCTCTACAAGAGCAAATCAACGCTGCTCTGGATAGTGCGACATTGGGCAGGGCTTTCGACCGTATCGCTAACTCCGAAACTCTCGGAGCAACAATCGCTAACGCCGCTGCTGCCGGTGTCGGTGGCTCGTCTGTGGAAGCGTTTAACAGCGCTATGTCCCTGCGGCAATCCATGCGAGAAGAACGTGAAGACCGAGAGATCGCCTCTAGAGTGCAGTTTGCCCGAAGGCAACAAGCAGACGCTATGGGCGAGGCTTACAACGGCTTTGGCGGCTTTGGTCGGGCGCAACTAGATCGAGAAGTTATCATCGCGGAGCAGGACAACACGGCTGTCTTCGACGAGCAGAACTTCGACGCAATCCTAGACAACCAGAACTACGATCCTCTTTATAGATCGCAGGATTATGGGGCTATCATTGCCGATCAGGACTTCGAGGTCTTTACTCCCGATCTGGACTTCACGCAGTACGTTGACCACAAGAAGATGTCTGGTTTGCAACAAGTTACCTCCTTCATCGGGGCTGGCGTTGCTACCTACTTCGGTGGCCCACAGGCGGGTGCGGCTGTTCTTGACGCCTCTATGGCTATCAATGACATGCAGAACGGGAACTTCGCTGGTGCACAGCAAGGGTTCACTAACGCCTTTGGTAACGCAACTCAAGGGTGGAAGACCTACAGAGCCGGGGCTACCAATGGTGGTCAGGGCGCTGCTTGGGGAGCTAACCTCTTCAAGAGCAAGCCTGTCAGCGGATACAACTCAGACGTAGGCACCGTTAACTTCGGTGCGTCTTTGAAACTCGGAGGATAACTCTTGGCACTAGGTGATCCACGCGAGCAGTTCGCAGGGCAAGACCCGCGACAAAACTTGCGCATGGGCGTTAGTCAATCCGGTGGCGGAGTAGTTAGGGCTACTCCGTTCACTGACACATACAATGACAACTCTATCCCGGAGTTCCTTGGTAGGCTGGTAGAGCCGTACATCAAGCGCAAGCAGGACGAGGCTTTCTACAACGGCTACATGGCGCAACAAGCCGTTGGTGCGGAAGTTGAAGCTATCGACGACGGTGGCCCGATCTCTAAGATTTGGGGTCCTGATGGCTACAGAGAGGGAGCTGCTTTCTACCGCGGTAACGCTCTTGTTACTAAGCAGGTAAGGAGCTATCTCGAAGATGTGGACAATCTTAAAAGGCTGCCTCCAGAGGAGCTTTCTAAGAAGTTTGCGGAAGACAGCCAAAAGCTGCTAACGGGTAACGATTGGACTGACGCCATTGTCCAGAAGCAGATGATGGAGCAGATGGGACCTGCTATCAACACCGTTCTCAAAGCCCGCTTTGAATGGCAGCAAGAGCAGGGTGTCGAAGCACAGGTTGAAGCTATAGCCGGTCAAGCCGGGCTTATGCAGAAGCTATATGTGGATCAGGCCCGTACCACGGAACCGTCTCAAGAACTAACCCAAGCCATTGTGCAGGGGGAAGAACAGTTTTTGGGTACCCTGCCTATCCCGTATGGGCAGACTTCTTCTAGCTACAAAAAGGCCCTTGGCCTCGCCTCTAGGCGGATGCTTCGAGAGGGAAACTTCTACGCCTTTGAGGCGATGAAGGGCCGGGGCCTTCTCGATCTAATGGACGAGAAGGACGCCGCCGCTATCGAGAAAGCCTACGTTTCCGAAGGCGGTCGGGCTATCGAACAGGCCCGCTTCCAACTCCTGCCTCAAATCCTCGCTCTTAAAGAGGATGTGAAGTTCGAGAGGATCAGTCCGAATGCGGCGGCGGCTAGGTACCACGCTCTTAACGAGGCGGCTAGAAAGCTGACCGGCGTTAGGGACGTCGAACTGTTTGACGCCAAGGCGATTGAGGGTGGGGCTACAGACGTGATCGAATTGACCCGGGCGACTGCCCTGAGGAACCAAGCCCGTCTGGACGCCATTGCGGACCGGGAGGCGAATTGGGCGCACGAGGAGCGCATGGTCCGGGAGAAGGCGGCTGCTGAGGCTGCTGTCGCCCAGACGGTGTGGGCCAGCGGCGACATTCATGATGCGCTCATCAAGAAGCAAGTCGAGCCGTGGCAGATGGACGCCTCCGCGCACGAGGCGGTCAAGGCGGGGCGGGCAGAGGACCTTGCCCGGGTGTTCGTGACCAGTCGCGGGTGGCATTCCGGCAAGGTCGCGGAGCAGCTTCAATCCGGGGTCACGACCAGCCTCACAGAAGGCTGGACCGACGAGACCGCCCGGACCTTCGACACATGGAAGAAGCTGTACGACGTGAACGGCGGCGCTGCTGCTACGTACTTCGGGGACCAGTACCACACGGCGCTGTCCCACATGGACGACATGATCCAGACGGGTATGAACCCGGCCCTAGCTTGGACACGGGCCTTCGGTAACGTGACTGCCTACGATCAATCCATGCTTCGACAAGAGGACAGGAAAGAAGCCCGGGCGGCTGTTAAAGACGAGCTTAAGCGCATTGACGGCGGCTTCCTAGGTATCGGAAACGCAGAGTTGTCTGACAGCGCAGAAGTCGTGATCTCTCGCACTATCGAGGGGTACGTGGCTGTAAATCGTAAGTACGGTTCAGCGAGCGTGCCGGCGCTGGCTAAACAGGGGTACGACAAAGCTATCGCCACAGGTAGGCTAGAGCACTACGGCAGGTTCGCTTGGAACAATCCCAAGGGTACCCAACCGTTGTGGCAAGCTACCGGAATTCAGGCTGACGCTTTCGGTAAGGTATTCAACTCCGAAGTTGACGAACGCTTCAAAGCAATGGGTGTTGGTCGTCTTAGGGAGTACGATATCGCCCGTCAGGGTAGCCAAGTCTTTATCGCCGGTATCGACGGTGATGGAGAGACCAAGCTTATCACCTTCACAGTGAAAGACTTGGAGAGGCGTAAAGAGCAGATGATCCGTAACAAGGTTCTAAAGGGCTTTACCGCGCCTACCGATTGGGGAGTAATTCCTCGCGGGAATAAATAAGGGAGGGGCTTAGGCCCCTCTCTCCTTTTAACTGGAGACACCATGAAACTATCCGATCTAAGGGGCAAGGCCCGTGCAGATCAGTTCAAGCTGGCGGCAGAGTTCGCTGGCGTGTCGCCTGAGGTCTTCCAAGGCATCTGGCGCACTGAAAGCAGCGAAGGCAAGAACATGCTATCGCCTGCTGGTGCTGAGGGACACTTTGGTCTTATGCCTGCTACTAGGCAGACTTGGGAGAAGCGCACCGGGGCGCAATACAACCCGAACGATTTCACTGAAAGCCTGTATGTCTCCGCGCTGACTATGCGCGAGAATATGGGGCTTGCTAAGGGCAACCTGAATGACGCCCTGCGTATCTACAACGCAGGCACTGACAGGACAAACTGGAACAACGAAGAGACCCGCGCCTACGTTGGCAAGGTACTCGGTCACGACTATACCGCAGATCAGAACGCTATGGGCGCTAAGATCAAGGGCAAGACCCTCACTATGCGGGACCTTACGGACATGCCGACTGGTTCCTCTCTCGACATCGCTCCTAAGGACATGGAGAAAGCCCTTAGGTCTGGACAGGTTCGTATGCCAGAACATGCGGACAAGGACAAGCTGGTCGCTGAGGCGCTGTCTCCATCCGCTCCTCTGAAAAGGATGACGACGAATAAGGCTGCTATCCAAGATGCGCAGAGCCGAGAGGCTGGTGCCGGGATGCAGCACTCGATTGACAACAGCTTTTCTCCCGTACAGAAGTTCGCTCACGCTGCTGCTGATCTTACGCTTACCGCCTCTATTATCAAGCAGTTCACCAGAGACCATCCCGAACAGGAGGAAGGCTTCGGACGGTACTATGTGGAGAACTGGAAAGAGATCGAGAAGTTCGCGCAGAACGAGCATGAGGCTAGCCGTCTAAGGAGAGCCCGCAGTAAGGCTGAGTTGGCCCAAATCCAGCAAGACATCGCCGAACGGCGCGGACACCAAGAGGTTTATGCCAAGAGCACGTCTGACGCGCTGATCTACGGTGGGCTGGCGTCGGTCACAGACCCGGCTGGTCTGGCCTTGGGGGCTGGAGTTGGAAAGGGTCTTCAAGTCTTTGGCGTTGGCTCAAGAGTACTGCTTAGCGGTAAGAAGGCGGTAGCGGCTGAGGAAGCCGTTGAAGCTGTCACGAAGCTCACGCCTGTGGCTCAGAAGCCTCACCCGTTCCTAACCACAGTCGAGACCTACGTCGAGAACGGTGTAACCAAGAGGCGCACTGTGCCGCTTATGGTTGGTCCGAAAAACTCTGCTGAGGTGATCACTCCCGGAAGAGCGGCAGTCGCGGCTCAGGCGGAAGTGAAGCCTAACGTGGCTGCTGGCGTAGCCTCTCTTATGGCTGAGGGTGCCGGGGCTAACCTTCTGGCGGACGCCACTCTTGACGCTTTGGGCGACCACAAGACTACGATGGATTACGCCATTGACGGCGGGCTCGGTCTGTTTATGGGGGCCGCAGTATCCCCGTTTGTCATCAAAGGCGTGAACGACGAGACCTTGCGGAACCTAGCCTCTAAGTTCCAACGGGAGGCGGCTGAAAAGGAATTCACGCGCTTCAAGTCTGTACAAGACGACTTGGGCCCAGACGCTACTCCGGACGAGATTATGGAGGAAGTCACAAAGAGGGATGCTTGGGAGCTTAGGGATACCTTACGTATTTCTCTCGCTCCGGTTGACGCTCAGATGAAGTTCCTGCAAGACGACCCTGCGGCGCATCTCACGACTAACAGCGAAGTCTTAAACGACATCAGCGCTAGGTACAACCTCGCCGCCGTGTCAGATGAAACAGAGCGTAGTGTCGTAGCCGAGTTGATCGCTCGTTCAGAGGCGATGTCTAAGGCTAACCCTGTGGACACAAAGGGGGTCACGTCTGTTCTAGCTAAGGTGAAGGCGGGCGATGACCGTGGCTGGGAAAGCACCGGCATGACGCTTATGTCGTCTAACAGTCCGGTAGCCCGCAGCGTTGGGCAGATGCTCCTCGAAGGTACCACAGGTGCCGGCGGGCGCAGACGTACTGCCGCTATGTCCCAAGTCGTACGGGAGCGCCTATACAACCGGCACATGGTTGGCTACGACGACCTGTATCACCTGTACCGGAACGAGCGTGGCGTACACATCGCCCTTGACGCGGTCAAGGGCGACGTCCGTGCGGACTTCGGCAGGGCGGTAGCCATTGAGATCGAGAGCCGCAACCTGCCTCCTGACATAGAGCGTGTGGCCCCTCCGGCGCACCCTGCGGTGTCGGCAGCGGCTGACCTGTTTGAGAAGGGCATGGACCACATGCGTATCGAACAGCAACATGTCGGCACGGTGGGCGCTGCTAGGCTTGGCAACACATCAACCGGGTACTTCATGCACAGGCTTGATCCCAAGGCTGTAGCTAAGCTGTCCCGGGTCCAGCAAGACAATGTGCGCAAAATCCTGTCGAACCAGTTTGTCTCGGAGATGGGTTATGACCGCAAGTTCTCTGATACGTTGGCTGCTAAGTACTTAGAGCGGGCTATCGACAAGCGGTACGGGATGGGACAAGTTCCCTTTAACCTACACGATCCAGAAGCTGCTGACATTGTCAATGACACCTTGAAGGCACTAGGAATAGAGTCCCATGACGCCGATAGGCTTCTGGCGAAGTTCTCTCGGGGTGGCGCTGGTCATACCAAGGGACGTCTGCGCCTTGACCTGCTGGCGGACATCGGAGACGACATGAAGCTTATCGACCTATTCAGCACGGACATTACGGCGCTGTATCGGTCCTACGCTCGTCGTGTATCTGGAGAAGTGGCTCTGGCTCAATACGGCATTATGGGCAAGAAGGGGCTTGATGTTCTTAAGCAGGCGATGAAGGCTAGCAATGCCTCCGAAGGGGACATGGCTGCATTCGATCAAATCTCTTCCGAGTTCCTGAACCTGTCCTATGGAAGCCATAACCATAACTACATGGACAACATCCGGATTGCTACCAGTCTGTCCCGTCTAGGTGGCATGGGCTTTACACAGTTCGGTGAGTACGGCAACGGGCTAGCTGCTGTTGGTCTACACCGCACCTTTAACGCTATCGGGTCTATGCCCCGACTGATTAAAGAAGTCGGACAGATCACTAAAGGTGGTCATGCGAAGAACCCTATTCTAGACAGTATCGACCTTCTCGGTGGACACATTGGTCTTGACGAGTACACGCTTACCCGTCTTTGGGACGTACCTGATAACAGCATCAAGATGTACGGAACCGAGAACATCGGGGTTACGTCACGAGCCCTTCGCTTGGGTGGAAACTTGCAAGCTATCCTGTCCGGGCACCGAATGATTACGGCGGTGCAGACCCGTGGTATGGCAGAACAGATCGTTCATAAGCTTATGAAGATCACCCGTGACGGTTTAGACGACGCTGCTATCAGGGACATGGGCATTAGCCCGAAGCTCCAAGCGAAGATCAAAGCAGACCTTCCTAACATCGCAGAGTTCGACGGTAAGGGCAACCTGACTAAGCTTGACCTGTTTAAGTCTAAGATGTTGGAAGAGGATATTATGGAGATGCGAGACGCGATTGAGCGTGGTGCTTCTCAGATCATCCAGCGCACTTACACCGGGGAAACCGGAAAGTGGGCGCACAATGGCTTCCTAAAGATACTGGCACAGTTCCGGACGTTCAGCCTTACCGCTGTAGAAAAGCAGTGGGGAAGGAACGCTAGGAACTACGGGGCGCTTAAGTCCGCAATGTACCTTCTAGGCGCTATGTCGTTCGCTGCTCCCATCCATGCCGCCCGCGTTCATGCTAGGACGCTTGGTATGTCCCGGAGTGAGCGCGAGGAGTATATCCAGAAGAACATGGATGTCGGCGCGTTTGTGCGGGCTACGATGGGTTACGCCTCAGCCTCCGGCCTTCTCGGGGACATCTACGACGTCGGTGTCGGGGCGTTCTCTAGCTGGTTCGGAGACGAGGGCCGGGACTTCGCGGAGACCATCGGCGTTCGTGGCGGCGGTCAGAACAAGTTCCTAGGAGGCGTCATAGCCCCGGGGGCTTCTCTGATCGAAGACCTGTACGCGGGAGTGCGCGGTGATCCTCACAAGCTCTTGCGAGCGATGCCGTTCAGTAATCTCCCTTATATCCAACCTCTTGTAAACTTCACAAAGCAAGAGGACGAATAACAACTAGCGGCCTGTCCTTAACGGGGCGGGCCGCTGCCCTTTGGAAATGATACCATCGGGCACAGAGTTCAACCTTAACATCGGAGGAACAGAGCATGTCTCTTGACCCGATGCTGGCTACTAGCGCTAAGTTCTCCATTAACACGTTCACCGGCGACGGTGTAAAGACTACGTGGGACTTAAACTTTTCTGGTGGCTACATCCGACGTGACCACGTCAAAGCATACTCGACTTCTCTTGCCGATGTAAACACGACGCAAGTGTTGTCGTGGGTTGGCCCGAACCAAGTGACTATTACACCTCCGGTTCCTAACGGCCACACTCTCACAATCTATCGTGATACTCCAAAGGATTTGCCCGTAGCGGACTTCCTCGATGGAGCTATCATCAACGAAACAAACCTTGACTTCATCGCTAAACAGTCCGTCTTCGTTTCCGCTGAAATGGTGGACAGACTTAACCTGTTTGCTAACGAAGCGCACCAAGCCCTGATTAACTCTGAACAAGCTATCACGTTTGCTCAGGCTACGATCAACGGGGACTTCACTTTGTTCCTTCGGGGCAACGTGGCGAATAACTGGACAGTCGGTCAGAACTTCCCTGTAGGGACACAAATCGCCGGATCAGCTATTGCTACGCAAAGCTACGTTACGTCTGCTTTGGGCTCATACGCGACTTCTGCAAATCTCAGCGCTGCTGTTACAACGGCGGCTACGGACGCGACGACTAAGGCTACTGCTGCCCAAACCGCCGCTGCTGCGGATGCGACTAACAAGGTCAACATAGAAACTAATCGCGCTAAAAGCATGGAAGGCTTCCTTCTTTGCATAGCGCTTCGCTAAGGAATAACAATGGCTAAGACGCCTAATAGCGCGATCACGCCGCAGACGCCTAAGTCGTGGACTGCGCAGAATAACAACACCGCTTACACCGGCACACTGACTGCGCCTACAGGCTCTGGTCTGGTTACGCTGGCGACCGGCTCTCTCGACGGGGACCGGATCACTTCTCTTAAGCTTACGCCTTTCCAAGCGAACGCTACGGCGGTGCGGGTTGATCTTTGGCGTAAAGTTGGTGCCTCCTTCTTCCCGATTAACTCCGTCGTTCTGCCGGTAGTTTCTCTCGGCGCTGCTAAGCTTGAGCCAGTGGATTTTGGGTTCTCTGAAAACAACCCGCTGTTTCTTAACTCCGGCGACCAGCTTGTGCTTGGCGCGGCAGGCGTAGCCAGCTTCGTCGCGGACGCCCAAGGGGCCAGCTACTAATGGCCCTGCTGGGAATGCCTCCGCAATCGCTGGTGTTTCCAAAGCAAAAATTAGTACGGCCCGGCGAGAGCCTGTCTGGAAGATTTAGTCTAGGAAGCTCAGCCGGGCCTGAAAGCTGGCTCTCTTTATTCCGTAAAGATGGCGGGCAGTTCACAGACGCAAAGCTCGCCGTAACACCTGCTGGTGAGACCTACCTTTCGGTAGTATCGGACTTGTATCCTGTTAACTCCAGAGAGGTAATTACCACTAAGGTAGATCGTTTCGGTGAAGTGGTTTATTCCACTTACTGCAATGCAAACGGTTATTACGCCCCAAAGCCAGTGTTGTACGGTAGCGGTGACATTGAGTTGCCTTTGGTAATTTTGCCTAACCCTTGGTCAGCCGCCGACCCAATAAGGACTACCTTCGTCCGACTTAACTCTTACGGGTCTATAGCCAGACAGACCTCAATAAGAGTGCAGGACAAGCCTTGGGACTTAGGAGGTGGGCTGGTTCGTGTCTTCAATAGTGCCTACTATTCAGAGGACATTTCTTTTTACGCTGCTGAGTACATCGACTTTGACAGCCCGTATACTAGGGCCTCTGTAATCAAAGTATCGCAGTCCAGCGGTGTCCAGTGGGTGCGGGGATTTGAGTACTCTAGTTCACAGCACCCCCAAAATTTTGGTGGTGTATGTGTTGATAGTCAGGGTAACTCGTACGCTATTTCAACCGAGGGTCGAAGCATAGTAGTTAAGTTAGACCCTGCCGGCAATGTACTATTCCAAAAAAGAATAAACGGGATATATGACCCAACGGACAATCCGTTTCGTTCTAGCGCTATTGCATTAAGTCCTAACGGAGACGTATTCATTGTCGGCCAGAACTTCGGCATTTGGGATAACGCCGTTTTATGCCTAAGCTCCTCAGGAACACTCAAGTGGGCTAAAAGCTTGGGTAGTGGGTTTCTGGCCTCCGTTGTCGTTGATCCCGTCGGGTCAGTATACGTACTCGGGGATATGGGTAACGGGATTACTTTGGTCAAGCTGTCGGAAAGTGGCGGCTTGCTGTGGAGTAAGACTTTTATAGGAAGTTCTCTCGCTCCCAAAGACATGGCACTATCCAAAGAGTTTATCCACTTTTCTGGAATGGGCAGTTCTAATGTCCTATTGGGTAAAATTCCGATTGATTGGGCAGGAGCAGGAAAAACTGCCGGCATAACCTACGGTGCTATAAACATAACTGTCACCAACCAAGCTTTGACTTTAAGCGACGTGTCCATCACTAATATTCTTAAGCCCAGCCTTAGTGCGGGAAACACCCTTAGCCCGCTTAGCTACAAGTTTGGTTCCACATCGTTAAACCCTGTATAACATGAGTACAAGAACAATGAACAACGAGTTGGGCGAGTACGCCGTTCGTGCTGGCCCAGCGCTTGCTACGAGCGGGCTGACCCTGTTTGGTCTGCCTATCGCAGATATCGTGCAGGTCCTCGTTGCTGTGTATACCATCCTTCAAATC